TTGCCGGATTGAGGGCTGAAGCAGTCACTCTTTTCCAAGATCAAGTTAGTCCCGGCGATGTAGTGGACGTATCAGACAGTTCAGCATTAGGACGATTGATAGCTCTTGTCACACCAAGTATGGTTGATTTGTGGGAAGCTGCCCAACAAAATTATGCAGCATTCGATCCCAACACTGCAACAGGTGTTGCTTTAGACAATCTGGTGGCCCTAGGGGGCATTATTAGGCAAGAGCAGACTTTTGCTGTAGCCCAGGTTATCTTAACAGGTGATACAGGCACTACGGTTGTTCTAGGAGCTACGGTAGGCAGTTCTGTAAGTAGTTCTCAGTGGACTTTAAATGCTCCCGTAACTTTGAACTCAGTTGGCGTAAGCGGCGGCTCTTTTACACCTTTGGTGGTTGCTGACAACACTGTCTATTCAATCACATATGAAACAAACACCACATCTAATACCATAAGCTATACATCAGGAACAGGCGCTACGGCTTCAAGTGTTGTTGCTGGTATGGCATCTGTTGTTACTTTGAGTCATCCATCTTTTAGCTCAAGCATCAATGGCGGGGTGTTGACCATCTCAAGAGTTGACCCTTTTAGCACAGTTAATATCACTACATCAGCAAATATTGGACAGACAAAATCTCAGAAAGTAGGAGAGGTTAGGGCTGTCAATCCTGGCCCTGTAAGCTCTGAAGTAAATACTATCACAAATATTTTAACTCCCCAACTTGGTTTTGATTCTGTAACAAACCCACTTCCAGCGTCAGGTGGGCGAAATGTTGAAACAGATGAAGAGCTTCGTTCAAGATTTCGTGAAACAAAGTTTGAACGAGCCGCATCAACCGTAGATAGTATTTATTCAGCTTTGATTGATCTCTCAACTGTTGAACAAGTAGTTGTATACGAGAATGACACTGATACCACAGACGATAAAGGTATTCCTGCACACAGCTTTATGCCAATTGTACTAGGTGGACTGTCTGAAGAGATTGCTCAGGCGATATGGGAAAACAAACCCATGGGTATCAGAAGTTTTGGTGATACGGTTATCGTAATTTATGATACTCAAGGCTTTGCACACAACATTGCTTTTAAACGACCAGAGCCTGTCCCTATCTATATTACACTAAATCTTACTAAAGAAGCTACATACCCCGGCTCAGGCGATGATGATATCAGAAACGCTGTTATTCAGTTTTTTGAAGACAATCAAGGTATTGGTGATGATGTGGTCTACAGCCGTCTCTATACGCCAATCAACACAGTGCCAGAACATTTTGTGAACAGTTTAAAAATAGGAACATCTCCTAATCCTACGGGAATGACAAATGTTGCTATTGATTTTGACCAAATTGCTACTATTTCAAGCGCAAATATTGTAATTAACTAAGGAGTGAGAATATGGCTATCACCCCCTTTTTTGAGGAACAGTATTTAGAAGTTGCTCGAACCAGAGTAACAGAGCAATTTAAAGATAAGGTTATTTTTGATAAGTATTTGCAACTTCTTTTAACGGCTCAAATCGAGATTCAGAAAACTTTCAAAAACCTTATGCAGCTCCGTTCATTAGACACGGCAACAGGCGAGCAGTTAAATATTATCGGAAGAATTGTTGGACAAGATAGGGTTCTGTTAAATTCTGACCTTTATAATTTCTTTGGTTTTGAAGGGGCTTTAAAAGCAGGCTCAATGGGAACGTTATCTAATCCCAATGTAGGTAGCATATTCTATTCTTTGGGTGAGCCATTAGGTGGAAACATTGAACTTGATGATGAAACTTACAGACTGTTTATAAGAGCCAAGATCTTAAAGAATACCACTGCATCTACTTCAGAAGAATTTATCAGAAGTGTGAATCTTATATTTGGCGATACCAATGTTATTGCTATTGAAGACACCACTTCTGCAAATGTGATGGTGCTGTTTAATAGACCTTTATCTGATTTTGAAAAAGGGCTTCTACTTTACGTAGACTCTAGTGCTGGCTACCCATCAGGACTAATTCCTAAGACTATAGGTGTGGGAATAAGGTACGGAGAATACACACGAACAGATACACCTATTAGTTGGTCATTTACTTACAGTAATGACGGTTCATGGGCCTACAATGTCCCGTACACTTATAACCCAGTGCCTACATACGCTGATAAATTTGATGAATCAAACATCGAAATTACTTTATACTAAAGGAAGTTTATGGCTAACTTAACTGAGAGTCCTATTTACGAATCAGGGATTTTCCAACTAGAGAAACTTACCCCGCCTCTTGGTGGTGCTCCGGTTATTGACAACGGTGTTCCAAGCGCAGGCCACGCCAATGCTCAGGGCTTACAATTGGCTAACCGTACAGCATGGTTAAAACAACAAACTGAAAGCAATGCTAATAATTTAAACCTATTGGCACAAGTTGTTGATGGTAAAGTCTCAACCACTCAGCTTAACGGCACTAATTCAGGCCAAGGTTCTGAAATGGTGGGCTACCGTCTGTCAGCACTTGCAGCTGTTGTGCGAACTGCATATGATAAGCTGAAAGAATCAGTAAGTGTACGTGATTTTGGTGCTGTTGGGGACGGTGTGACAGACGACCAGCCCGCTATTCAAGCTGCAATCGACTACGTTGCATCCCTGCCTGGGGGAGGCGTGGTTAGAGCACCAAATTGCGTAGGTTATTTTATGGGTGCAGGCCTTGTAATCCGCAGAGGCGCTGATCTACAAGGCGATGCTATATTCTGTGAGAACTATCAAGGTGCAGGACCTGTCGGCGCTAAGCTTATATTCGCTACTGGCGTGCCTCTTTGCGTGCATGTGTCTGGCGCTGTAGGCACTACAGATGGTAGCGGCACACCGGGCTTCCGTCGTTTCATTGTAACTCGTCGCGGGGATATTCCCGTCGGTTCCGAGGGTGTTCGCATCAGCGGTGCTGCCAACTCAACTGTTGAAGACATCTTCAGCGATCGACACGCGAAAGGTTTCCGTTTTCTCGGCAAAGGAAGCAGTACCGATCCTACCTTGTCGGGCGGCCTCGCATGTAATGCTTTGCGTTTATACACTGGGGCTATTTCTGACGCACACTATGAAATTGATTCCTGGCCGGAATTGCGGGTAACGGGCGGTCGTTCAGGCATGAACGGTACAGGAAACCTGCCTGGCAAATGTTTTGTGCGTTACACATCACCCCAAGGTGGCACAGGTGGGGCTGGTCCCAATACGATTGTATTTGTTAACTATCAATTCAACCAAGGTCAACTAGGGCCTGATTATTTCCTTGAATTCATCAACAACACCGCAGGTGCCGGAAATCAGGTATGCTATGAATTCTTGGGCTGTCATGTAGAAAATGTAAAACTTGCATACATCAAGTCTTATAGTAACAGTAAATATATTCAGAAGCTGCAATTAACCGGCGGTACCCTTAATACGGCTGTTCCTTTGTTTGATGTGGACGCTGAGACTACACTTGGTGATGTTACTTTTAATGGCACTGACATCGCAGCCTCGTCTATTTTAGTTGGGTCGCGTTATGTCAATGGCCTAAAATTCAGCGCTTGTGGTTTCACTGCCTGTACTGCAACCCTCACTGCCCCAACCGCAAATAATTGGGTTGCAATATTTACAGGAAATACTTGGCAAGCCGGTTCAAGCCTAACTCTTGCGGGCAGTGGTTGGGCTTCGGGTCAGGTGAATGATGTATTTAGCTTTGATAGCACAGTCACTGATAATACTGGATCAAAGAATGTTTATATAAGTTCTGTTAAAAGAAACCTTGCATTGTGGATTCCCGCTCTTCAGATTGGTGGGTCATCTACGGGAATAACCTACACCGCGACAAATGGAGTGTGGCAGCTTGTGGGGCGTATGCTTACTCTAAACTTCCGTATTTCGCTATCCAACAAGGGAGCGCTAGCTGGACCTATTACCATCGGCAATCTACCATTTCCCCCGGCAGGAAACTCACTTGATGGTCACTCCGGATCTATAGGTTACGCGCAAAACTTTGTTGGGCTTACAGGCGCACTAGCTTTGCGCGTACAAGACACGACAAAGCTAGAGATTCGCCAATCTTCAGCTAACGGCAAGCAAATATTGCCAACAACACATTTGTCACAGGCTCTATAACTTATGCCATTTAATAAAGGAGATAATTAAATGCCGAATATCTCTAAACCGAACGATGTAAATACTATATGGGCAGCCACAGGTGACATTGTGGCTCCGTCTACTGATTATGTTGCTAACGGATGGGAATCTATTATTCCTCCTCGTGAGTATTTCAACTGGCTTGATAATCGTCAAGATAGATTTAATGCACACATTAATCAGCACGGTATTCCTGTATGGGATAATAAAACTGAATACCAAGCAAATATTAGCTATTCTAAAGGCAGTAACGGCACTGTATATCGTGCTCTTGTTACAAATTCTAATGTAAACCCTGTGACTGATACGACAGGTAGCTGGACAACCGCCTTTACATCAGCGGGATTGCAAAGATTTACGGAAGACGGGACATTCACAGTGCCGTCTGGTAAAACTGTAATTTACGTGTCGGGTTGTGGAGGAGGTGGTGGTGGCGGTGGTGGTGGCGGTAGAACTACTTCTCCCAGTGCTTCTGGCGGCGGCGGCGGCGGCGGTGCTGGTGCCTCGATTGTAAAAGTTCCCATCACAGTAACCCCAGGTCAAGTTCTTTCTGTCTCTATTGGTGAAGCTGGCCAAGGCGGTGCTGGTGGCGCATTAAACGCTATTGGTAACAACGGTACTGCCGGAGGATCAACAAGACTTGGTTCTATACTCACACTAAACGGTGGTCGGGCTGGTGGTCTGGGTTTTGCTGGGACAGGCGCGGGTGGTTCTGGTGGTGATTCGGGCGGCACCTGGGGCACTGATGGGATTGCTGGCGGCAAAGGCGGGGATGGTGGTTCTGGTGGTTCTGGTCCATACGGAACAGGTGGTGGTGGTGGACGAGCCAAAG